CCAAGCTAGCGGGACGATTTCGCCATTCTGATATTTACGCATCACCGGCCTCCTGTGCGCGCTGGCGGATAACAGCAAAAACTCCAGCAATATGCGGTTTCAATAACACGTTGACTGACGCCGTTACTTCTTTTTCACAGCGATCAACAGCCTCCGACTGCCACTGGGCTTTAAGTGCTGAAAGTGTTGTATCCGGAACAACTTCAAAGGCATTGTCCCACGGGGAGTTGGCTGAGCTGTGTTCGCCAATATCAATACCGAAAAACCGGGCAATTTCATTTGCCAGAATATCGGCCGCTTCTTCATTCATGTCTCGGTTTTCGATTTCTTCGAGAACGTCTGTGTGCAACCGCTCCACCTGCGCTGCCAGTTCGTTGCGTTCTCGCTCTAGCTCTTCGTATGTTGGTTTCATTGTCCTGCTCCTGTTGTTGATATTTTCAGTATAGCCGCAGCTCTTCGGCTGTGTTGGTTATTTTGCGCCATGCTGCTCGCGGCCTGCTTTGCTCATACAAAAGCCCCTCTTAAAATATGCGCTATCACATCGACCGTCCAGCCGTTGCCTGTTAGCTCCTCGGCCTTTCGTTGGCTTAACGATTCAAGGTAATCGCCTGGCGCTCCGACAAGTCTTGCTAGTGCCTTGTTGTTTGGTTTAGCAAAGACACCTGGGCGCAACTCAATAAAGTTACCGTTCCAGCTCGCATACTGCCTAGCTGTCATGCAAATACCTTTATCCCCAGGCCTGCATATTCTTGAATATGCTTTTCCTAGCTGAAAGCTAGACTTTTCAGTCCACCATTTGGGCCAGCCTTGGCTCATCTCAACAAAGTCGTTACCAACGGTGGATATAACGTCAACATCGGAATGCGGTGGCTTTGTAAAATTCCAGTTTGCCCAATAAAACCGAGGTCTATCGCATGGGCTACTTTCTCCGCTATTGATAAAAACAGGCTTCACACCTAGCTGCTCACTGATAACGTCCAGATATTCTTTCTTCATCTTGACGTTTTCAAGCAGGAATTTGACGTTCGGGTTAACGCTACGGATGTGGTTTAAAATATCAACATACACAAAAAACAGCTTAGAACGTGGGTCATCAAACGCTAGCTGCTTACCCGCAAAACTAAAACCCTGGCATGGACTGCCGCCTATTAGCAGGTAAATACTAGCCCAATCAATATCCCAATCACGCCATTTAGTAACATCCCCTAAGTGGATGGTATCAGGGTAGTTAGCTTTAGTGACGGTAATAGCCGCTTCGTCTATCTCCGCCGCGTAGTATCGCGCGGGCTTAACCCCAATCCTGTTTAGCGCGATCTGCCCACAGCTCATGCCGTCAAATAAAGATAAAACATTCATCTCCCCATCACCTCTTTAATAAGTCTGTCCAAATACCAACGCGCCTTGCGTAAGTCTTCAATGCCGTTTTTATCCTCATACCGCCAAAGGTATTTAATCACATTCGCGGTGCATACGGCAATGAGTCCCTTCTTGCGGATGGTTGCTGACTCAATTGCATCAATGCACTCTATATCCCCTTGCTTGTAGTGTGTTGGGTTAATTGCATCCATTGTCTCACAAAGGTATAGTAACTCTCTTCAATCACGATGATGTGTCCACCTGTCATAAATAGTTGCGTATTCTCAAAGAACGCACAAGCAGCGACAATGTGTTGCTCATTTACAAATCCATCTTCCAAGATTTGCACAATCTCCGGTTCAATCCCAACAGATTCAAGCCAAGAGTCGTTCTTTTGTTCCAGTATGATTTGCACTTTCATCATAATGTCTTGTGCGTATAAGCGTGAATCTTGCGTGTGGTTGACTTGTCTCGGAATGGTTTGAGAATTAACCAGCGACCTCCGATTGGTTTTGGACTTGCACCTCTTTCAATGTGCCATCCTTTTGATCCATCTCCGTATTCTTCTTTGTACGCACTTGTCCGAATCATCAAGATGTCCCTCAACATCACCGTGTCGTGTTGTGTCAACTGCTCCACCGTGTAGGTCATCTCATAGTCCTCGTGAACATGCCCCATCCAAATTGCATCTGCACCCTCTACATTTACGCTCATTCGGTTGTGCTGGATAGTTCCACGAGTAACCGCACCACCGCCACCAAATCCGTGCATATACTTAATCTTGAACGATTGTGTCGTATTGCCATCGTTGAACTGGATGCGAATCCATCCACCATATCCTCCCACTTGAATGTCCGAACCGGTCTTGTAATTTAACAAGGTGACAAAGCGTTCAATGATGTCCGTCTCTTGGCGTTTTAATATAGCCGTCTCGTGATTTCCATAGGCAACCAACTTGATGAGATGTGCGTAAGGGGTAAACCAATCAACTGCGGTGTTGATGATGGCATCAAAGTAGTTTGCGGAGTTGTGTTCAGGACGGATGTCGCTCTTGGATTTGCGTGGATCGTACGCACCTTGCATCAGGCAAAACAAATCTCCGTTGATTAAGATGTCGTGATTCCCTTTGAGTGCTTCATCAAGGTGTTTCTTCAACAATTCCCTGTCACACTTGGGATTGTCCCAATGTAAATCCGAAATGAGAAGGACTTTCGTTTCCTCCCATCCCTTTTCAATTCGCACTACATTGTTTTTTTTCATATGGTGTCCAAGTGGATGTGTAATCCTATCGCCTTTTTCAAGCCCTCTGCTGAAGGTTTGAAGGTGTCAAGGTAGATAGTATCAAATGAGTTGATTCGTTTGATTAGCGTGTCTCTTACAAGTTTTTCCCTTTCCACGATTCTCTCGTGCATCTCTACATTTATCGGTCGTTCAATGCGTATCGGCTTCTCCAAATTAAGGAAAGCCACAACCACGCTACACAGGAACAACGCAAGTATTAAATATATAAGGAGTGTTGACTTGGAAGTTGATTGCATATCCTGAAAGAATGTCGGTTTTGGCATCGTAGAAAGGTGAAGCGTTGGAAGTCACTACCAATTCAAAGTCCTCGTCATCTTGTGTGTTGTCATCAATCAAAGCAAATACATCTGCAATGATTTGTGCGGTGTCCGAAAGTACCTCAATAACATTGCTCTCACTTTCAAACACACGATCCATCACAAGCAAAGCAAAGTTGTATGTCATCAAGTTCCCAGTGGTTGACAAATTAAACCCATCAGGATACAACCAAACGAGCGGATAATACTCAACATTCTCAACCGTGAGATTGGACTGCTGACCAACTCCGAACTTGCCGACCATTTTATGGCTTTCGGCTGCGGTTTGAATCTTTTTGATTATTTGGTTTAGTGTCATTCTTCAGGAATTTGAGAAGCTTTGCCTCGTTGTTTTTCTGCCACTTATTTGTCCTCGTTGGGGAAGTCATAATTCCAAAAGCAATCTTGTGAAGTTGGAAGATAGATGCCACCCACAAAAGCGGTGTTCTTTGGACGGATGGTGTCAATGGTATTGCCGGGATTCAAGAATAACGGATAGTCATTTGTATTTGTACGCAAGTAATCACGCAACCTATTCGCATAATACTCCGCTTTATCACGGTATCTGCCCTCAATCATTGTCATCTCCTCAACGGATACGGCACGAGCGTTGTCACTCTCCCTTGATGCAACCGATTTATTCATCAGTTTGAAGGTCATTGGAAGCATTGCTTCGGTCAAGGTGTAGTATTTCAAACAAGGTGCGATGTATGAGTCCAAAAGGGTTGTATTCAATTGAGTCAATGTTCCAGCGAATGCCTGAACTTGCAACTCATTGTAAATGCCCGAACCGATGACATCCCTCACATAAATCTCTTGAGCTTCTTTGATTGCTGACTTGAGCAATTTATCGTCAACATTCTCGTTTAAAGGGGTTTGATCCTTCAAAAAAGTGGTTGAAATGAAGTATACAAAATTGGTCATCGTTTAATTCTCCTCAATAATTTTTGAACCCAAATGTGTCTGCATTGTGGTGTGGTGATTCCTGTGTCGGGATTAGTATACCATTGACCTCTGCGTTTCCAAACATCGTATCCAAGTTCATTGCTCATCATAGTGATGTCCTCTCTTGAGTATACTCGTCCGCTTCCTTCTATTTTTCTGCAAAAGTCCCTTGATGTCGGTATGATTACTGGACCATCAATGCCCGGTGCAAGTCCGTATTGATAGCGAACGACTAATTCAGTTTGAAGGTTCTTGATTTCTTCCAATCCTTTTGGGGTGGTTTCCAATCCGTCCTCGTATGACTTAACCAATTCCGCTTTGGCAAGTTTGGCAATTGCATCTGCAACAACCTTTGCGTCAAGTTTGGTGATGTTTACAATGTCTCCAACCTGTAAACCTTTGTTCTCTTTCAACACATTCAAGATGGCAGATTCAATCGCATCGGCAAACTCAAACTTCGCCTCCTCAAACTCTTCGGCTTTCTCTCCGTACTTGTTAAATACAATCAGATCACGCTCATCATCCCAACCGAATGGGTTTTGTTTTGACAAAGCAACTGGTGCTGCTGATGGCAATGAATCTCCTCCAGCGATAGGCGGAAGACCAGCCAACTGACGCTTCTCGTTGATTGTCATATTGCTCAACACATTGTTTGCAACCAAAGGACTCAAAGCATTGATGGCATCGTTCAAAGATGATTGTTTCACTTCGCTGATTAATGGCAATCCAAGTTCTTTTCTTGCTTCTTCGTTTGTGATTACACCAGCGGTGAACAACGCTTGATAGTCCAATCCGATTGGTGGCTTGTTGATGGTCTCCAATCTTACCTGTGCAATAGGTTCAAGCAAGTACGAGAACACATCGTCAATCTTTTGTTGGCGTGGTTCAATGTATGCGTGATGAAACATCTCATAAGCCTCTATCAATTCCGTTCTACCGCCTAACTGACCTTCTACACGCACACCAAACAACATCGGAGAGTTGACCTTGTGGGCAACAAATATCTCTTGTTGTACGGTCTTATTCAACAAGTCAAATTGCTTGTCAAAATCCGAAGGCTGAAGATTTGAGATGACTGATTCCTTTTCAGTAGGATCGTTGTATTGAATAATCAACCCACCAGCATTGTCAGTGCCTTGATAACTTTCCTTGAATCTCCTTGCAGTTGCACGAGCTTCTTCCACAGTTGGGTACCCCTTGAAGAGCTGGATGTGAGTTTGAGCGGTGAATCCGTTCTTGATACTATTCAGGTAGTAATTGGAAATTTCGGTATCAACCTCAATGTATTTCAACGCTCCAACATAATCAGGCAAAGGATATTCACCTTGACCGGGACGGTAGAATTGACAATAGTACAATTGCTTTGATTCTCTCGTGATGGGGTTATAAGGAACATAGTGAATTTTCTCGGCTTTGCTATCAGTCCAATCCGCACAATAAATGAAGTCACCCTCCAATCCTTTGCGGACATCTTTGAATGGGATGTGATAGTATTCCGCTGGTGCAGTCTTCGCCTTGTTCCAAATCACCTCAACGCAGAATCCATTGAATAACTCCGCATCGTATGCAATCTTTGCTTTGAGTTCCTCGTAGGTCTCGTAAGCGTTTATGTTCTTGAGTTTGGCTTCGGCTTTAGCAATGTCGGTTGTGTTTTGACCGTATACCTCCGTGCCAATACCAGCGACATATGATGCTTTAGCAGAAACGATTGCATTGTGCTTGGGTGATTTATTGAATAACTCAATGAGAAAATCAGGATACTGATTGTCCGCCCCAAATGTCACGAACCCTTTCGCCTTGTTTTCCTTGAACACAGGCAATTTGTTGTCGTGAAAGTTTATCCTTTGGAATATCATCACCTACAAATAGCAATCATTCCTTTTTGTTTGAGAACTTGTCAATGGATGTGAACCCAAGACAAGCAATCACGATGAATTCAACCGCAGTCACCAACTCAGCAGAAGGTGCAATATCACTTGTGGACATACTATTATGAGCCATTGTTCCAAACAAAACAAAAGCACCGATGATTCCAACGAATCGTTTTGATGACATCTCTCCTTTGTCACCCGTGAAAATTTCCATTAATTTTTTCATAAATCTTTGCTTTCTAATAACGTGTAAGTGAATGAATTGCCGTGCAATGTCGCAGCCTTTTTTACAAGCAACATAAACTCGTAAAAATCTGCGGACTTTTTGAACACCTGACATCCCTCGCTCCAGTTCTCAACGTAGGTTGAATCTGCTCCAGCCTTGTGAATGTTAATGCCGTAAACACCTTCTGTGATTGTCTTGGTGTCATAGCTCATATCTTTATTCGCATCTCTGTAAACCTTGACTGGTTTGGCTTGTTTCAATGCCTCATATTTACCTTGATGTAAACCGATGGCGTGACTGCCACGATATTGACCAGGGACAAGACGAGCCACACCTTGTGCGTTGTGAAATTCTTTCACACCTTTCGTGCCGGGATCTGTGGTAGCCATCCATTTTTTGAAGTGCCACACATCGCCTATTTTGTAACTCACGGTGAGAAAGTCATCAAAGACGTTTGTCACTTTGTTACCTGTATCCGAGTTGCGGATTCCGATGATGTTGATGTTGTAATCACCATTTTCAAAAAAGGCATATCCCTTCGCTTTCATTGCCACTTTGATTTTGTCTATCATTTGCCTTGTCTGTTATATGGTTTTGAACTCTTGTGTTTATTCTTGTGTTTGGTGTGTCTGCCCAATTTGTTTTTTGGTTTAGCACGGAATGACGTGATGTTTACTTTTGCCCCCATATGTACATTCTAAAATAGTCAAATTCTTCTTTGCCACCTTCGCTCACATAGTTCAAATACGCATCGTAAATCTCACCTTTGAATTGAACGGGTTGAGTTGTGGTATCAAGTCCAGCACCTACCATTTTAACGGCATACACTTCCATTTTGTCCTCTATCACGTGCATCTGTTCAACTACGGCTTCGGCTTTTTTCTCAGCAACAATCACGGCTTCTTTCAATT